GGTGGCGACTGACAGGTGAGCGTGAGGTTAATCTATATCAAGGAACCCACATCAACCACCCCTGTAGTTTGTGGTGCCGTGAGACATCTGATAATTATGATTGGTTGTACAAGTTGTTTATTGCTTTGAATGAGGAGTACACCCACCGCTATCGTAGGATCCACAAGTGTATGACGATGGCACCATATTTGAAAGAGTTGCCGCAAAGTATCCCGATTCTCGGTATGACTCCATTCCCTCAGTGTATGCCCGACGATTCAAAGGCACCTGACGCCGTGGAAGCATATCGGAATTACTATATAAATCATAAGAAGGATTTTGCTCGATGGACTAATCGAGCCATTCCCTCTTGGTTCAGTGAGAAAGTAAAATATGCCGACGTATCTTATTAGAGATAAAAAAACCGATAAAGTTGAAGAAATGTTTATGGGCATTTCTGAAATGGAAACCTACTTAAAAGATAATCCCGACAAAGAACGTGCACCTGCCTCGCCAGCTATAGTATCTGGTGTTGCTTCAGCACGGATGAAGCCAGATCAGGGATTTCGTGATGTGTTAAGAAATATAAAACATCAAAACCCGAGGAGTAATGTCAACACGTGGTGACCGAATATAATGAGATGATGCTCCCATAACACTTGGAGTAATATATGTCACAAGCTGCTGTAGCTGATTTTTTTGATAATCCTCTTCCTCATGAGTATATGAATAATCTTACTCGGAGGGAAAAAAAGCAACTCAGAAGAAAGCAAAAAAATTCAAAATCAAAACAGCAATCCGAGTTAGTTAAGCTCGAAAATATTTACCCACTAACAATTGGGCAGCAAGAAACATTCAAGGCATATAATGAAGGCAAAAATTTAATACTACATGGTGTTGCCGGCACCGGAAAAACATTCATCTCACTATACCTTGCGCTCGAGGCAGTTCTAGAAGGTCGTGAACCCAGACCTGTCACCATAATTCGTAGCGTCGTACCCACCCGTGATATGGGATTCCTTCCTGGAAAAATAGAAGAAAAGTCTGCAATCTATGAAGCACCATATGAGGCAATCTGTAATGAGCTCGTTTCAAATAAGCAGGATCCGTATAAACATCTTAAGAACCGTGGATATGTTGAGTTTTCAACAACCTCGTTTCTTCGTGGATTGACATTTAAAAATAACACGATCATTGTCGATGAATGTCAAAATATGACCTTTCATGAACTCGACTCTGTGATTACCCGCATGGGCGAAGGATCCCGTGTTATATTTTGTGGTGATTTTAGGCAATCGGATTTATGGAAAGAAGATGAACGTTCGGGGCTAAATAGTTTCATGTCGGTCGTCTCACGCATGAAGAGTTTCGAAAAGATTGAGTTCACCGAGGACGACATTGTTAGATCTGATCTCGTGAAGGAATATATCCTAGCGAAATTGGAGGAAGGTATCGTGTAAATTATGTTTCGTAATGAGTTAGTTGATATTGAAGAGATACATTCTTTTAGTACAAAATCTGGCAGAGTTTATGAAACTCCGGATGGGCTTCGTTATCCATCAGTTACAACTGTTCTAGGAAAACGCCCAGAGAAACTGAAAGGTCTCCTTGCGTGGAGAAAACGAGTAGGAGAAGAACAAGCTAATAAAATATCTACCCAAGCAGCAAGGCGCGGCACTGCGGTTCATACACTTATGGAAAATTATATTATGCATGGAGATGAACCGGACAAACATCGTGAAATGCCAACTTCACTTTTGTCGTTCAGAAGTCTGCAAAAAGTTATTGATGCAAACTTGGAAGTTGTTCGTGGAGTTGAGATAGGGCTGTACTCACACGAACTAAAATTAGCAGGTCGTTGCGATTTGGTAGGGCAATGGTCTGGAAAAAATGCTATCATAGATTTTAAAACATCCCGAAAACTAAAAAAAGAGGATTGGATAGAGGATTACTTTTTGCAGTGTACTGCGTATTCATTAATGTTTGAGGAACTAACAGGTATTGAAACTCCTGGTATTGTAGTTCTAGTTGCTGTTGACGACTATGACATGCCACAAATCTTTATGAAAGAAAGAAACCAATACACACACAAACTGCGAAAGATACTCAATGAAAACACTCTTAACACTAGCTCACCTGATGATGATATCAGGGAACGAACTGCCTGAATCGGGGTTTCTCCCACAACCAAGTCTGTGTGCACCGTTGTCGGTAGTGCACGAAGCACTAAATAAGAAACACGGAGAGAGCCCAGTAATGATTTGGGACGGATCGGAGGACAATGATCCCCGACAGGGTATACTTTATCGAAATAATGAAACGAAATCTGTGACGATCATTCTACTCTTCCCTGATGGGAAGGGTTGCGTAGTTTCGTCTGGCAAAGTAATATGGAAACAGCCAGATGAAAATGATAATGAGAGTAGTGAGAATACAAAAGGTCAACAATCATAGGAGAATCATATGTTAGATTGGATTAAAGGACGGATCTGTGAAGGATCCTCACACCAAGGTGCGATAATCGCCGCTGGTGCTGCGCTTGTGCTTTTTGCAGGAATGCCCCTCATGAAAGTTTGCTTATATGCGGCACTTGCTTGGGGTATCTGGAGTATCATCAAATCCGAATTTTGATATCCCTTTACATATGAGAGTTCTTGAATTATAATTAGTGGTGTTATCGTTGATTTAGAAAGGAATAGACGTTGCGGACTCGGGGGCAGTACCCGACGCCTCCACCAAAAGGAGACTAGTGTGGAACAAATATTAATTGAGGGTCGTGATGAAGAACCCTCTAGTACGAGTGGTGAGTAAGTGGATGTTCAAAGCATATATTCTTTGGAGTATTTGTGCGGATATATTTTTACTTGCTGGAATAATTTATCTAGTCTTTTTTTGATGGGGGCGAAATAGGATCGACGTGCGTGATAAAGTTTCTAAGGAGATAACTCGCTGGTCGAGCGACCGTAATAACTGCAAACGATAACTTTGCACCAATGGCACTAGCTGCGTAAGCACTAGTGTTCGGAGTTTCGGTGGGTTTCTTGGCAACAGAATAACCCACCACCTACACACATACACACACATTGGAGAAAAAAATGGCAAATGCGTACGAATTAAGAAAAGAAGTTTTATCGATGGCTAAAGAACTATGTTCAGATTCTTTCAATTACAAGGCTCAGTTGTTTAATGATTCCGCTTCGAGGATCGAGGGTATAATACAAAACCCAGAATCTGCGCCAGCATTTCCATCGACAGACGAGATATTAAATACTGCAGAAATTCTCTATAAATTTGTAGAGCAGAAGTAGTATCCAAAGTTTCGGAAATGCGTCACAAACATTTCCGCGACTGGTGGATAAGTCGTTAATTAGTATCCATCGCGTGATGGCGTATAGATAATCCGGTTGGTGCCGTAATACACTCGCGGGGAGCCCACGGTTAGCTCCCCAACTACTATGGGTTCAACAACAAGAGGAAAGTCATGAAAACAATGTTCGTCGCAGCAGCAATCGCTGCTCTTACTTTATCTGGTGCTTCTTATGCTGCAGATAAAGCAAAGGCTCCCAAAGAAAATTTTGGAAATTTGGCTATAGTTTCCGAGCTTGAGTATAGCATTGAAAAAGAAACTACAGTAATTGAGTCTGGTCTTGAGTATGCAAATAAAGGTTTGACTTTGAGCCTTCTACCTTCCTACGACTGGGATAAGGAGGAAATTTCTGATGTAGAAATAGCTGCTTCGTATGATATTTCAGTGACCGATCAAATCACGATCTCGCCATATGGAGAATATCACACGGATAAAGATTTTGAAATGACTGATAAAGTTGTGGGCATTCGCACCCGCATTTCTCTCTTTTAATATGTTATCCCTGAGTATGGATTTAAACTGCTCGATCTCCCTTTACAATCCTCTTTCATTATGATAGACTGTTATCAACCTGAATAATTGAGATATGTTTATATGATAAAGCGAGCAGTGTTTGGAGCGATAGTTGTTAGTGGTGCGATTATGTATTCTCATATGTCCACCAGTAATCCGTTGAATATTTCGAAAACGATACCCGAAAAACAAATTGAGTGTTTAGCTTTTAATGTTTATCATGAGGCGCGTAGTGAATCTATGGCAGGGCAGCTTGCGGTTGCACTTGTTACGAACAATCGAAAAAATGATATTCGGTTTCCCAATACATACTGTGATGTGGTTAAAGAGGGACCGATACGTGAATCTTGGAAAACACGAAAGCTCAAGGATATCCCCCCATCCGATAGAATCTTTTATCCTACTAAACACAAATGCCAGTTCAGTTGGTACTGTGATGGTAAAACGGATAAAGTATACAACGAAGATCTTTGGAAAACTGCATACATGGTTGCATCCGCTGTAGCACAGGGTGTTGTGTATGATTTTATCGATGGCGCGACGCATTATCATGCGGACTATGTTACACCAAACTGGGCGAAAAGATATCATCGTATTGTTAAGATTGATCATCATATATTTTACAGAACACGAAGATGAAACTAGAAACTTGCCTGAAATACTTAGAGGAAGTTGGTGCGGGAAATAAGTCTCATGGCAAAGGCACTCTACTAGAGCATCTACAAAAAACATATAGCATACTTGTTGAGGAAGAACAAGATGAGGATGTATGTTTCGCTGGTTTATTTCACAGCATATATGGAACGAAATATTTTACACACGAAACAACTAATGATAGAGAAGCTGTGCGTGAGTTAATAGGGAATAGAGCTGAACATCTCGCTTGGAAATTTTGCGCTTTGGACAGAACTAAATTTAATTGGGAGGATCCTGACGCAGAGGATCTCTACGCTATTCTCGTGGCGAATGAGGTGACGCAAAATGTTTGATAAGGTTATGTTTTTCCACGATGGTGTGTTGGCGCATGATGATGCTGTAGTGCTTTCTAATCGATTTCACGATAATAAAGAGTGGAGATCAAACTGGCGTTCATCGGGTAAAGACGACCCGCATCAGTGGCATTGGCACCGTTCTATCTGGCAAGATAAAAGAAACATGCCAGAAATATTAGAAAATAGAATGGATGAAGAACCCGACCTAAAGGTGTTGTGGAATAATATAAACGAACAGCTGATAAAAATTTACAAGCAATCTTTCCGACCTATTCGTGCATACGCGAACGCACACACATATGGACTCGACGGGGGGATTCATACAGACGACGGTGATATCACTGCAATATATTACCCATGTCAAGATTGGGATCCCGAGTGGGAGGGTGGCACTGGTCTATTTACAGAGGATGGCGACTGTATAAAATATTGTAGATATAAGTTCAATAGAGTGTTAGCATTTCCAGCGAAAACATTGCACAAAGCAATGCCTCTTTCTAAAAAATGTATGAGGCTGAGAACTGTTATAGTATTCAAATGCACTGTAGATGTGGACCACGAGTTATATGCGAGATGGTATAGTGAAAACTCATAGGCTCTTCCCTACAATTGTGTATGAGTTTAACTATTACAAAAATGATATGGTGAAGCAGATAGTTCGTGAGGACTGCATGAACTATGTCATTGACGGAAAGGCGAACGAAACTACCAATCCATTTTTGCACCAAAATGAAAAACTGGTTGAGTTCTATTTTTATATTTCCCAGTGTATCCGAGAGTGTATAAAGCAACAACATGTTGATCCTAACAAAGTGAATGTTTATATCACAAAGAGTTATTTCAATGTGATGAATACGCCCTGCGGTCCACACCATCACAGAGACTCTGATGTTTCTTTTGTGTATTACTGCAACATTCCTCAAGATGAGGTGCTTCAGGCAATACGGTTTTACAGCGAAAACAAACCAGAGTTTTCTAGTGGGTTCTGCCAGACTTATGGGGCAACAGATTGGGATATTGATAATTCTTTAAGCTGGGGATTGAATCCGACCGAGGGTGAGTTATTAATATTTCCTGCATCACTTAGCCATGGTGTTGGTGAGCGGGATTATAATCCTACTAATACTAGCAGCATTTCCAACTCTAATGAATTTATGCAGTATAGAATTTCTATTGTAGGAGATGTCATCCTAACATTTTCTGATTCGTTTCATTCCGAAAGCACTCATGGGAATTTTGCTCCGGATCAGTGGAGAATGTTTAGTGGATGATTGGAGCGAATATTGGCAGTTCAAGTGCAAACAGATAGCGAAGAAATACGAACACACATACCTCTATCGAAACGGAAAGGTTCCGCTGTTCGAACGAGTTGGTTTTGATGGTGTTGATAATACAGTTAAGATACCGAAATCATACGAAGAGTGGAAATCCCTTTACAAGCAGTGATTTGTGAGGTATAATGTGATAAATACAAAAAGGAGTTATGGATGGTAGTGAAGGCAGGCAAGGTATGGGGTCAGACAGAGGCAATACTTCAGAACCCAGTGGTGGAATTTCACCGAATCTCAGTTCAAGCTGGGTATCGGTGCTCGACACACAAGCACTCCTTCAAATGGAATGGCTTCTATGTAGAGTCAGGCGAATTAGAGATACACGCCATAAAGAACGATTACGAGTTGACGGACGTCACAGTCTTGGGACAAGGACAGTTCACAACAGTAAAACCAAACGAATATCACTATTTTGTTTGCACGCAAGACTGTGTAGCTTTCGAGATATATTATCCAGAACTCCTAAGCGAAGATATACAACGACAGAACGTAGGAGGCGAAGCATAGAAATGGATATTGAAGATAAAGTTGCCCAAGACAATGTCACTTATCTTGATGCGATCGTTGATATTTGCGAAAGAACTGGTTTGGAAATTGAGAGTGTTCCTAGGATGCTCAATATCAAAACCAAAAAGATTCTTCGCAATGAAGCGACTAATTTGAATATGTTGAAAAAGAAAGGCGCAAGGTTGCCTGTATAAAAATGGAAGGGTTAAGATCCTATCAGAAATATCTCGCAATAAAATTACACTTTACAACGGATTACGATTATTTTAAATATGGCGGCAAGTCGAGATCTGCTTCTGCCAGCTCATTTGAAAAAAGAAAGGATGTTATTTTCTTTCGTAAAATTGAGCGTCGTTTTTCAGATGAAGAGTTGACTGATTATTTTGTTGCGAACTTTGTTGAAGATTCTAGTTCAAGATGGATTGGCGAGCTTTCTTCACTAAGGTCTGAAAAAACATACGCAGCGTGGAAACGTAAAATGGAATCTTTCACGTATGAGTTTAAAAATGAAATGATTAAATTGAAAGAAATATCTGATAATCCTGCCAGTCTATGGCGTGTAGAATCAAACCAACACCCGAAGGTTCTACAGCTTTATCTGGCGAACAAGTTAAGTATAGAGTCAATGTTGGCTACGAATCGTATCTTGAAATTTATACCAATGTGGGATAATAAAATTGAAGAGAAATTCATATGGCCAGAAATATCTAAGAGGCTGCAAAAGTATGACGGCTTTCTTAGGTTGGATGTTAACAAAATCAAAGATGTAATGAAGGAGGTTTTTCATGGATCTTGAAGTAGAATCTTTTGCGGGCGAGCTTCGCCAGCTGAGAGAAGAAAACAATAGGCTGAAAATGGAGGTGTCACATCTAAGAGAAAAGGTGCAAGTCTCGGAAGAGAAAAAATATGCGGAACTCTTAGTAGAGTCCGATAGATACTACTAAATAACACGATATCATGTGTTATGTGGATAAGACGATTATACAACGAATATACGGAGAATACAAATGAACGATACATTCGCCGCGCTCAAGCGGGAGCGCACTACTTCTTTCGACAAACTTACCAAAGAAGTCGAAAAACTTTCAAGCAATAATCAACAGAATCGAAACGAAGACGATCGGTACTGGAAGCCAGAAACCGATAAGGCTGGCAACGGCTATGCTGTAATTCGTTTTCTTCCTGCACCGCAGGGTGAAGATGTCCCCTTCGTTCGTATCTGGAACCATGGCTTTCAAGGTCCAGGTGGCTGGTACATCGAGAACTCTTTGACTACGATCGGTCAACAAGATCCTGTCGGTGAGCATAATTCAAAGCTGTGGAACTCTGGTAACGAAAGCGATAAGGATATCGTGCGGAAACAGAAGCGACGCTTGACTTACATCTCAAATATCTATGTTGTAAGTGATCCTTCTAACCCTCAGAACGAAGGCAAGGTTTTCTTGTACAAGTATGGTAAGAAAATTTTCGATAAGATCAATGAGCAGATGAATCCTACTTTCCAGGATGAAACTGCGGTGAATCCTTTCGATCTCTGGGAAGGTGCAAACTTCAAGATGAAGATTCGCCATGTAGAAGGATATCGTAACTACGATAAGTCTGAGTTCGACGCACCTTCTCCTTTGGTTGAAGATGATGATGAAATGGAAAAAGTGTGGAACTCGCAGCATTCACTTTCTGCGTTTATTGCAGCGGACCAGTTCAAATCATACGATCAATTGAAAGCTCGTCTTGATCGAGTGCTTGGTTTAAAAGCTGGTGCTGCCTCTCGCGATGAGGATGTTCGTCAGGATACTCCTCCTGCTCCAGCTGTTGAACCATCTGTTGGTAAATCAGCAAAAGCATCTTGGGATGATGATAAGGGTGGTGATGATGATAATCTCGCCTTCTTTGAAAAACTCGCCGAAGATGACGATTAATAATTGTGGGGGGCTTCGGTCCCCCACTTATTAATATGGCTGTGGTAATCCCCAATATATTAACACTCGAAACGCTACAAATCGTTTCTAATAACATAGAACTTCTAAGCACAGACGAACGCGAAGAAGGTTTACAAAACGACGATATGGTAAGCGGATCTTGGAGCTGGTATGGTTTGCATCTTACAGATGCAATTCTAATGCATATACAGCCTAAAGTAGAAAGGGCAGTTCACAAAACTCTCTATCCTACATATTCCTTCGTGAGAATATATTATGAAGGGCAATATCTACACCGCCACACAGATAGAAATGCGTGTGAAATATCTGTTTCTTTGCCTGTGAAATTCGATAAGCCATGGGCGATATACATGGATGAGATACCATACACTCTTGAGTTAGGCGAGGCTGTAGTGTATAATGGTTGTAAGGAATATCATTGGCGGGAACCATATACTGGTAATCAAAGCACACATGTATTTTGCCATTATGTTGATGCTAATGGACCCTATGCTCATTTGAAAAATGATAATAGAAATAATTTGGGTGCTATGGGAACCAAGTATTCGGATGTTCTTATGCAGTAGATGCCAGTGATTTAGCCAATGCCTTGTTCATCGTTGGATCTGGATTCATAGTTCTCGCAACCAAAGATTTTAATCTTACGGTTTCTACATTTCTGCTATTCGCTAATTTATCAGCTCTATTATTATCATTGCCAGCAATATCGATATCTTGACCAGTTTCATTCACCACTGTTGCCCCTGCTACGTCGACACCGCCTTCATCATCATAAGCAGCGATCATACCCAAATCATCACCAATATCAGCCATATTTGCGCTAGATCTTTGAAGTGTTGATCCAGACGCGGCTGCGCTTGAACCCATATATGCCTCATCCGGTTCTTCTATTCTTATTGGTTTTATTGGCGTTCCAATATCAGTGCGTGATTCTTGAGCAGTTGTATCACCCTCTGCCTCCTCGAATGCTCTTTGCTCGAGTTCTCGCCCTCTCAGAACTTTTTGCCCCCTCCGAAATTCTCTGAATGTGACGCCTGTTCCTTCACCCTTACCGAGTTCATCGTATCTTTGTTTATCTACATCACGTATTTTTTTTCTTTCTGCTGATGTGGTTCCCTCGAGTGCATCGTATACTCCTGGGTTCAATCTCCTAAATTGCTCGTTCGAAACAGCTTTTACATCTCTAAGTTTTTTCTCGTATAATTCAGGATTATCTGCTATCTTATTGTAATTCTTAATGAATTTTTTCTTTTCCTGCTGGAAAATCTTTTCAAGCTCGTCCAGATCGATTTTGATTCCTGCTTTTTCTATTTCGTTAGCCATGTCAAGGACAACAGATGTTCCTAACACACTTACACCCGCAAACGAAGTTGGTGGGAACATTGTTGCTACTGTTCCAGCTATGATGCCAGCATTAAGCATAACACCCAGCCAATCTCCCTGCTTGGCATCTTCTATTGCATCCAGTACAGATAATGCTGTTCCTGTTACCGGCATCATTCTTTGCATAAAACGTTGCACGATTTTTGTAACTATGCCACGCTCTGCCGAAGTCAGCGTCCTTTTTTCTGGTTCTCCTTGCTGCTTCGGCTTTACCTTCGGCTCTTGCTGTTTTACTGGTGATCCTGTCCGAGCTTGTCTTTCTCCGGGAGACATTCCAAACTGACGACGTGGGTTTTGGTTTGCTTGTTCTCCAGGAGATAAGCCATACGGACCTCGCCTTGGT